GCTGAGGTCGCCCCCGTCGCCACCCCGGCCCCCGCCACGACCACCGCGCTTGCGGCTCCGGCGACCCACCCGGCTTCCGGCATCGAGGGCGAACTCGACCAGCGCGACATCCGTCTGCCCCGGTTCAACGTCGTCAACCCCACCTCGAAGCTCTGCACCGAACAGGATTTCCCGGCTGGTGCGATCGTCTTCGAGAAGGAGGTCACCCTCTTCGAGAAGGGGGCCGATCAACTCGACGCCGTCGTTCTCCGTCTCAAGAAGGTCTTCCAGCAGAAGCTCCCCTTTGACAGTGAGGAGCGTCCGCAGGTCTTCGACAGCAGCAAGGAAGTCGAAGAAAACGGGGGCACGGTGAAGTATTCCCGGGAAGCCGAGGAAGACGGACGCTTCTACCAGAGCGTCGCCCACATCGTCCTCGCCGTCCGCGCCCCCAACGACCTCCCCGCCGAGGAACTCTACCGCTTCTCGCATGAGCACGGCGGTGCGAATTGGGCGGTCGGCGTCATCACCGTCGCCGGGTCCAGCTACACCTCCTTCGCGGTGCCGGTGATCAACAAAGCGTTCGGCGCACTCAAAAACACTGGCCTCGCCAGTGGAATCTGGGGCGTCGGCACCGAGAAGCGCAGCAACGACAAGAACACCTGGTACGTTCCGGTGGCGAAGTTCGCCAGCGTCTTGACCGACGCCGAGGACCTCGCGTTCTTCCGCGATCTCGCCGCGGCATACACCCTCGATCTGAACGCGAATTCCGACGAGGAGTGACCGTTTCCGATCCCCGTTCCGGGGGCTGACCTTTTGGGGTCAGCCCCCTTTTTCGGCACCGATGAAGTAACCACACCCTGACCGTATGCAAAAAACCGCCGCCGTTGACTTCGAGACCTACTACCGCAAGGGGCATTATTCGACCCAGATCCAAGGACCCCGCGGGTATGTCGATCACCCCGAGTTCGACGCCTACATGGTGTCCATCGCCACCTCCGACGGGGGTGAATTTGTCGGGCACCCTTCCGAATTTGATTTTCACGACCTCGACGGCTACGCGTGGCTTTCCCACAACCGCGGGTTCGATTTCCTCGTCTACCAAAAACTTCTTTCGACCGGCACCATCACCGGACCCAAAGACCCCGAGTGGTATTGCACCGCCGACCTCGCCGCCTACCTCGGATACCCCCGCGCCCTCGCCCAGGTTCTCTTGATGCTCTACGATGTCTCCCTCGACAAGGGTGTGCGCGACCGCATGAGCGGCCAGAAGTGGGGGTCCATGTCACCGCAGGAGCAGGCGGAGGTCCGCGAGTACGCCATGGAGGACGTTCGCTACCTCAACCGCTTCTGGCAGGAATACGGCCCGATCTGGCCCGAGCACGAGCGGCGGATCTCCGACCTCACCCTGCGGATGAAGAACGCCGGGCTTCCGATCGATGACGCCAAACTCGATCAGTCCATCAAGACCCTGCGCCAGAAATTGTTTGAACTCGAAGAAGCAATCCCGTGGTATGATCGCAGCAACCCGAAGGAGAAAGCGAAGACCCCGCTCTCACCCAAGTCTATGGCCGAGGAGTGCATCAAGCTCGGGCTCCCGGTTCCTTCTTCCCGGGCAAAGGCAAGTGCCGTCGCGCAGGCGTGGCTCGAAGAGTATGGCGATCGAGCCCCCTTCGTCCGTGCGATGGGTGAGTGGAACTCGGTGAACTCACTCCTTCAAAAGCTCGTCACCCTGCGCGAGCGGGTCATCTTTCCCGAGGCGGATGACTTCGCCTACCAGCATCTCCCCGCGGAACTTCGCAACGGGCAGGTCGCGTGGTGCCCCTACGGGCTCAAATACTTCGGGGCTCACACCGGGCGCGACTCCGGCGGGGAGGGTTTGAACGTCCTCAACATGCACCGCGGTTCGGTGGCAGGGATCGATTTCCGCAGTCACATCGTCGCCCCGGCCGGGTTCAAGTTCGTTTCGGCCGACTACTCGCAGATCGAGCCGCGTGTGCTCGCGTGGCTGGCGGGCGACGAGGCATTCCTCGCCGCCGTCCGGGCCGGGGAAGACCCCTACGTCGCCTTCGGACTTCACACGCTCGGGCACCAAGGCGAGTGGACCAAGCAGGACCGGCAGGTCTGGAAGATGATGGTGCTTTCACTCGGCTACCAAGCAGGGGCCGAGAAGTTCCAGGGAGCGGCCAAGTCGATGGGTGGACTCGAACTGACCCTCGAAGAGGCGCGTTCACTGGTGAAGCTCTACCGGCGCAAGAACAAAAAAGTGGCTGACTCCGACAAGGGGTTCTGGTCAATCATGGAGAAGGAAGTTCGCAAGCAGAGCAAAACGACCGGGGGCTCTGGCATCGCGACAGTCACCCTTCCTTCCGAGCGCACGATCACCTATCGAAACGTGATCGGGCGCAGCAACTTGACCGCCGACCTCGCGACCGAAGCGGGATACCGGAGAACCCATCTATACGGAGGTTTGCTGACAGAAAATACTGTTCAAGCGTGCAGTAGAGACATCTTCTTCGACGGCTACCTTGGCGTCACCGACGCTGGACTCCCCGTGGTTCTCCGAATCTACGACGAGTTCCTCATTCTCGTGCGCGAGGAAGAAGCGGAAGCCGCCCGCCACACCACCGAACAGATCATGGGAACCCCGCCTGAGTGGGCAGCGGATCTCCCGATCGCCGCGGAAGCTGAAATTATCGACGTCTACACCAAATGAACCCGCCCCCGTTCCGCGCTGCTGCCAATCTTTCTTCCGACGCCCTCGTCCTCCTCGAAGCACCGCCTTGGCAATACGACGACACCCGCCCCGAAGGACTCACCTCGAAGGCGAAGTTCCGCCAGTGGCAACTCAAGGAGACCACCAATCGGATTCACTTCACCCTCGTCGAGCCGGTCAACCCGAATCTCCGGATCGAGGAAGACAACCCGCCCCGTCGTTTCTTTGGATGGGTCGCCGACTACGACGCTCACGTTGAGGCCGAGGAGTTTCTCCGCCGGGTCTCCAAGGTCGACGCCGAGATCCGTCCGGTCTGGTTTTCCCGCACCTTTTCCGGCGGCATCCGGGCGGTATGGGTCTTCGAGGAGCCGGTGTGGGCCGACTGCCCCGCCGTCGCTGAGAAATTCATGCGGAACTTCGCGTCGCGTGCCAAGGCGCAGACGCTCGCCCCTGGACTCGACCCTGCTTCCTATCAACCCCATATGCTCTGGGAGCACGGGACCGACTGGGCTCCGGTGCCTGACTCGATCCCGGTGCCGAGGGCGGTGACCCAATCCCTCTACCGGGACTCGGTCATCCAGATCAAAAAGATTGACGCCCCCTACACCGATCTTCCGATGGACGAGATCGCGGCCGAGGTGGAGCGCCGGTTCCCCGGACGCCTCTACGGCAACGCCCTTGAGATCGGAAACCGGGTCCCCCTCTTCTGGCTCCCGATCACCGGCGACCACAAGGAGAAAGATCGCTCGGCCATCGTCGCTGAATGGGGAGTCTATGCCTTCTCATCCCGCGCGTCGCAGGGGCGGATGTTCTGGGACGAGTTGCTCGGCCATGAGTTCGTTCAGAAATACAAGGAGAAGCGCCTCGACCAGGCGATGACCGGGTGCTACTTCGACGGGAAACTTTATTGGCGCATCGATCCCAAGTCCGGGGCCTGGGTATCTTCAACCCGGGAGGACGCGCTCCTCTACCTGCGGGTGGACCGTGGGCTCAGCAACAAGTTGAAGGGGAAGGAAACTTACTCCGAAGCCGACCACGCCCTCCTCTGCATCCAGACCATGCATCGGGTGGACTCGACCGCCCCCTTCCTCCACACCCCCGAGCAGTTCGTCGAGTGGAATGGGGAACTCTACCTCAACACCAATCGTCGCCGCCCCATGGACCCGGCCCCGGTCGGCTACGGGAATCCCGAAAACTTCCCGTGGCTCGCAACCTTTTTCGACAACTTCTTCGACCAGCATGAGGACGACACCTTCTCACCGCGGGATTCGTTCCTTGCTGAGATCGCGCGCTCCTACCGATCCTTGATCGACGCTCGCCCGGTGCAGGGGCACGCCTTGATTGTGTGCGGCGCGGCGGGGTGCGGAAAGTCGCTTCTCGGCACCTACATTCTCCGGCACATTTTTGGCAGCGCCACCGATGCGGGGAACTTCCTCGCCAAGGGCAGCGCCTTCAACAAGGCGCTCGGTGAATCCTTCATCTGGTTCATCGATGACAACCAGAGCGTCGGCACGATGGCGGCGCACAAGGCATTCTCGGAAATGTTGAAGAAGCACGTCGCCACCCCGGAAGTTTCCGTCCAGCCCAAGCACAAGGACGCCCGGGACATTCCGTGGTTCGGACGCATCTACGTATCGTGCAATGATGATCCGGACAGTGTCTCGATCATTCCCGATCTGGACATCAACATCGCCGACAAACTCTGCCTCTACCGGGTCAACCCGGATTGGCGGGCTGAGTTCCAGGACACGATGGACATGCAGGAACTCCTGCAACACGAGTTGCCCTACTTCCTTCGCTGGCTCCTCGACGAGTTCGAGGTGCCTTCTGAGATCCTCACTCCCGACCGCCCCCGCTACGGGTTGCAGGTCTACCACCACCCCGGTCTCGTCCAAGCCGCCCGCGAGTCGAGTGCTCACTTCCGCATGGCGCAGATGCTCGACATCTACCGGGCGCAGTGTCGCCGGGAAGACCGCACCCGCTACATCGAGGGCACCTCGTCTGAATTGCTCGTCCAGATGATGCACCCGGATAGCGACGTCGCCAGTTTGATCCGGGCGTCCAGCACGAGCCCCATCCAGTTCGGTCGTCTCCTCGGAGCCCTCGCGAAGCAGGAACACGGGTTGCCGTGGCTCGAAAAAATGCCGAGCAAAAACAACCAGTCCATTTGGAGGATCGACACCCACGAGACCCCATGAGCTACTTCAACCTCCCCAAGCAGTATCCGGGCATGTATCGTTTCGATGAGGAGACGCGGCTCTGGATTCCGAACAAGGCTAAGGCGAAGAAGCACCCGCTCTGTCAGGTGGCTTTCTGCACGCGCCCCTCCGAGAAAGCGGCGAAGATCGGGCGCAGTCTCCTCTGTGTCACCTGTCGGGTCCGCATGTGGCGGGCCAACAACCCGATCCGGGCGATTTACAATGCGGTGAAGAACAAGGCGCGTCGGCGGCGCATCCCTTTTGACCTGGACTTCGAGGTCTTCGAGCAACTCTGCCACGAGACCGACTACCATTCCCGCCGGGGGCGCTCGGTGAAGCACCTTCACATTGACCGCATCGACGCACTCCGGGGTTACCACAACGACAACGTGCAGATCTTGACCGCCGAAGAGAATCGAGAAAAGAGCAACATCGAAGAGACCCGGAGCCGCTACGAGTGGGAGGAGTATTACGCCGAGTCTGACGAGGCTCCGGTGGATTGTTCGGACCCCGGCGACGGCGATCCGTTTTGACGGGAGCACTGAAACAGGGTAGACTCGCGACGATGAAAGCCCCCTCACAAAACGTCATCATCCGCTACGGACGCATTTGGGACGGACAGTTGACGGATCTGGACATCGAACTCGCTGCCTTCAAACTCGAACTCACCGTCGAGGAGAATGGGCTCGGGAAATACCAGCACTGTCGGAATATCATCGACATGCTGTGGAACCGTGAGGGGTCCCCTATGCGATTCGACTGGCACCCGTGGGCCGAGCGGATGATCGAGGAGGCGTGCGAGAACAAGTTCCTCTCGGTCGCCGGGTGCGCCTCGTGTGTTTCGGGGGACACGCGGATTCTGGACCCGATCACGGGCGAACAGCCTACGATTCAATCTCTGTGCGAGAAAGGGGAACGTCCGTGGGTTATGACTTTGAACGGCCCGGTTCTCGCGGAGGTGCCTTACTTGAAGGGAAGCGCGGAACTGTACGAGATCACGTTGTCCAGCGGAGCCACATTCAAATGCACCGCAGAGCATCGGCTACTTACGAGTTCTGGTTGGATTCTTTCCAAAGACGCCAGCGTCGGATCGTACCTTTTCGGATACTCTCCCGGCCTTCCGGAGACCAGTTCGGACATCGATCCTTTAGGTCTACCGCAAGATGCGCCCCGTTGTTATCAAACAGTTGGAGGTTCTCCAGAGTGTTGTTCTGTTTATTTCCGTCCCGATGATGAACAACTTCGTTTGGCAAGAGCGTCCGACCTAGGGCTTCCTCCATCACCAGACGATGTTCAAGGATATAGTGATTGTGCTTCCGCGCGTTGGGGTGCCCTTTTACATGAACGAGGATATACCCGTCCTTGTCGACCAGACGACCTTTCCACGCATAGTGTTCTTCCCCTTCGCGCCAAGCCACAAACTCCTTGGTCACCCCGTTCCGTCGTAGGAACTTCTTTACTTCGAGACCTTTGGTCCCGACTTGCCGGGCAATTTCAGCGAGGCTGTGACCTTCTTCGCAAAGCCGCAGAACCAACTCTCGATTTCGTTCACACGCAGTGTTGTGATTCTGGACTCGCCCCTCTCGTGGCGTCGGAATGTTATTCTGTTTCAAAACGTATCGAACGGTCTCGGGAGAAAGCCCAAGAGTGTCGGCCACTACGCGAGTGCTCCGGGTCTCTTGAAACATCTTCACAATCTGGTTCGCCCTCTCAGTCAGTTTTGGTCGGCCCATATCCTTTGAAGGTCGAGCATCTTCAGGTGGTGTCAATTAAGTCTCTCGGGGTCGGTGATTTTTACGATCTCCACGTCCCCGTAGAAGAACACTATTTTGCGGAAGGGGGCATTCATCACAACAGCGGGAAGTCCGACACCTTCGCCGTCTACGCGATCGTGTGCTATCTCGCCGATCCACGGAACACCCGGGTCCTCGTGACCTCGACCTCGTTGAAAGATTCCCGGATGCGGATCTGGGGCCGGATCAAGGAATATTGGGCCGCGGTGCCAGGACTCCCCGGCAAGCTCGTGGATTCCATGGGGATGCTCAAGTTCGTCGATGAGAACGGGGTGCCGGATGAAGGCAGTGGCATCACGCTTGTTGCCGGGGAGTCGAAGAAGGAAAAGGAGTCGATCAAGAAGCTGATCGGGTTCAAACGGAAGCGGATCATTATGATCGCGGATGAGATGCCCGAACTCTCCTCGACGATCTATGACGCGGCGCTCGCGAACCTCGACATGAACCCCTATTTCCAGTTGATTGGGATTGGTAACCCCAATTCCCGCTTCGACGCTTTCGGAGTTTTCTCGAAACCCAAGGGAGGGTGGGGATCGGTCTCGACCGACGCCGATGAATGGGAAACCTCGGTCGGAAAGTGCATCCGCTTTGATGCTGAAAAAAGTCCGAATATTCTCGCCGGGAAAGTTATCTATCCCTACCTCATCGACGAGGAGAAACTCGCCAAGAAAAAAGGAGAACTCGGAGAGAACTCGCTCCTCTACTGGCGGATGTTCCGGGGCTTCTGGTGCCCGACCGGATCGGACGCCGGGCTCTACTCCGAAGCCGACATCACCCAGTCCGGGGCCGATTCGTCCGAGGTCCGGTGGATGGGGGCGACCACGCGGGTGGCGTTCCTCGACACCTCGTTCACCAGCGGCGGTGATGAAGCGGTCGCCTACCTCGGGACCTACGGAACCGATGTCTACGGGACGGACATCCTTCTTTACGATCCGGAGCCGCAGGTGCTCGCCGACGACGTGAGCGACGACGCCTCCTTCGGATTTCAGATCGCCAAGAAATTCCGGGACCTCTGCCACCAGCACGGGATTTCGGTGAAGCACGCCGGGCTCGACGTCACCGGCGGGGGAACGCCTTTCGCGGACATCCTCGCCTCGGTTTGGGGTGACGGCTTCCATCGATGCCTCTTCTCCGGAAGCGCGACCGACCGCAGTGCCTCTGCTTCTGACACACGCCCCTGTTCCGAGGTATTCACCAACAAGGTTTCCGAGTTGTGGGGGATCGGGGTGCAGTTTGTACGGACCGGGCAGATCCGCGGTGTCACTAAAGACCTCGCGCAGGAGATGACCGCTCGTCTCTACACCACCGAGGGCAAGGGACGGATCTCGGTCGAGCCGAAGCGGAAGATGAAAGCCCGTTTCGGTCGCAGTCCCGATCGGGCTGACGCCGCTTTCGGTTTGCTCGACCTTTGCCGCGAGCGATTGTCTTTCGAGTGCGAGGAGATCCGCACGGTGAAACCGGCGGCGGATTCATCGGGGGACAACTCGATGACGTGGGATGATTACATTGCGCTCACGGAGACGGCTTACGCGCACTACGAGGGGGACGAGAGCGAGTCGAGTATCCCCTTGCGCTTCTTTTGATTTCTTCTATAATTTACCCCATGCTTGCTATCGTCCCCGTTACAGTCAAGTCCGCCCCCTTGCTCGGACCCCTCACCCGTCTCTTCGAGAAACTCGGCTCGCAGGGCCAACATCGGCTTCTCATTTCCTGCGACAGCAACGTTCTCGAAGAAGCGCAGCAATTCGCTGAGTCGGTGAAACGACTCTTTGTCGACGTCTCGGTTTTCTCGGCCGGGATCATCGACGCCACACAGGCCGGGCGCACCACCCACTTGCGGGAGACGCTCGCCTACATGGTGCAGAACAAAAACCGGGACCCGTGGATCTGGATGGAGCACGCCTGCCCCACCAACCCCGACTGGCTCGACCAACTCCAACAGGAGTGGGACCTCAAGCCGGTTGACCGTCACGTTCTCGGCTGCGTCGAGCCCACCTACTACCGCGCCACCCCTGCGCAGCAAAAGAGTTCCGGGGTCACCAAGCCACTTTTCAGCCCCAAGGGGCACCACGTCCGCTTCGGTGTCTACTCCTACGACTTCGTCGATCGGGTGACGCTGCTTCGCTCGACGGGCAGCAATACCCCTTGGGAATTGCACTGTCAGAACGAGATCGTGCCGATGACCCATCCGTCTTCCCGGCTGGCGACGCTTTGGGCGTCCCGGAACTTTGACACCAAGGGCAAGGCCCGGGTGGAGGGGGAGCAGACCCCCGGCGTCGAGTCCGAGATCCGGGCGAAGTCCAAAAAAGCCGTTGACCTCGACGAGGTTTCCGTGGTTCACGGATGCCGGGACGGGTCCCTCGAATGGATCGTCTCCCGCCGCACCTTCAAGCCCAAGACGGCCGAGGAAAAACTCGCCGCCGTGCAGGAGAACATCACCGAAGCGAAGGAGGTGGTGAACGAGTACGCCGAGAAGATCCGCGCGCAGGAAGCCGAACTGCAAACGCTTCGCGTCCGGGTCCGGGAACTCGAAGGGCAGGTCACCTATTACGAGCAGCAGGAAACGCGCGCAGCAGAGGCTACCGAGGACGCCCCGGAAGAAGAGGTTGACCTCGATGACGAAGAAGTGGAGTTTGAGGGCGAACTTTCCGCGGCACCTCTCGACGAGGAGCAGGAGGAAATCCCGGCCAAGAAACTGACGTTCGCCCCCGTCGCCGCTGAATGAACGAGGACATCGACAAGCCCAAGATGGAAGACGGGGAGGTGGAGATTCCACAGTCCCGATTCAAGTCCCCCCATTCCGTTCGGGGGACCTTCCGAAAGTTGTTCGAGGACGACAAGGATTCGTCCAAGCTCCGGGCTCAGGAGATCCGCATGTTCAACGGGGCGCGGCCCTACAACGAGGCGGAACTCAAAAAGGCGCAGCAGAGTTTCCGCACCAACGTCAACTTCGGCGAAGGTGAAGATACCTTGATGGAGGCGCTCACCGCCTACATCGACATGATGCAATCGGTCGAGACCCTTTACACGGTTCGCACTTCCTTCGGGGCCGACACCAACGAGCGTCGTCGTTTCTCCGACGCGATCTCCCGGAAGATGACCAAGCTCATCCGGAAGAAGTGGAACAAGTATTTCCACCACTACCTTCTCAACGCGACCAAGTTTGTCTCGGGCGCGGTTTCCTTCTGCACCTTCCCCGACCACATCACCTGGCAATACGACGTCAAGGGATTCGGGGAGTTCTACGTCCCCCGGGATTGCGACGCGACCGAGGACTCGGTCCCCTACGCTTTCGCCGTCGGTGAACTCGAAGTGTCCGAACTCTACGCGAAGATCCGTGACGAAGAGTCCGCACGCGCGATGGGATGGGATGTCGAGGAAGTCCAGAAAGCACTCGTCGTCGCAGCCCGCCGCCGCGGGCAGGGGTCGAACACGAACGACTCGTGGGAGAAACTCGCCGCTGCGCTCAAGTCTGACGACATTTACACGTCCAGCCAATGCGACCGGGTGCCGGTGATCTATACTTTCGTCCGCGAGTTCGATGGCAAAGTATCGATGCTCATCAACACGCGGGACCCCGCTCCTTCCCCCAACAATCGGGCCAACGAAGGCAAGGAGGACAAGTTCCTCTACTCCCGCCCCGGCGTCTATGACGCCATGTCGCAGGCGTTCATCTCATTCACTTTCGGGGTGGGGATGGACGGAAAGTATTACGGCATCCGCGGGCTTGGGAACAAGATCATGGCGGCGGTGCAGACCAACAACCGGATGATCTGTCAGGGCATTGACGGGGCGATGATGGCGGCAGCGATGCCCATCCAGCCCAAGAGCGAAGGAGATCTCGGCAAAGCCTTGATCAGTCCCCGAGGCCCCTACATGGTGATCCACCCCAACGCGGTCATGGTGGACGTGAGGAACAACAATTTTTCGCAGGGCACCCTGTTGATGAGTCAGCAGATGTCCCGGCTTATCGCCAGCAAGGCAGGGTCCTACACGTCCGCGCGGGCGCTCCCCGAGGACAAGGACATGTCCCAGTATGAAGCGTCGGCCCGGATCTCGAACGCCGCGACTTTGTCCGCCACCAACCTGGTTCTCTACCTTGTCCAGTCCGAGAACCTCTATCGCGAGCAGACCCGCCGCATGGTGGCTCCCGATTATCCGAAGACCGTGGCAGGAGGACGGGAGATCGAAGAAGCCATCCAGGAACTCTGGGACGAGGAAGGGGTGCCCCCCGAGGCGTGGTATGCCGTCGACCCGAACTCGGTCACGGTTACCTTCCCCGTGGGCGCGGGCAGTCAGGCGGCGCGCAGCAACGCGTTCCGTCGCCTCGCCGAGATCGCCCCGGCCATGGATGAGGAAGGTCAGCGCAACTTCTACCGCGATCGTGTCGCCGATGCACTCGGCGGCTACGAGCACGTTGACCGCTATCTTCCCCAGAACGGCGTCAAGCGTCTCTCCGATGCATCCAAAACCGCGATGCTCGAAAACGAATTGCTCAAGCAGGGGGCGCAGATCGAGGCACTTTCCGAAGAGTTCCACATCGCTCACCTCGACGAGCACACCGCGAAGTTGCTCGAATACATTACCGCGGTGGACAACGGACAGGCGGAACTGACCGACGTGGTCGAGCAGACCATCGGCATTCACGACCACGCGAGCCAGCACTTGGAGTTCATGGCCGGGAACCCGATCACCATGGCCGACGCTGCCCGCTTCCGTCAGGTCTTGCAGCAGACCGGAGAGATCATTCTCAATGGAATGCGCAAGCTCGAAGCCGAGCAGCAGGCCAACCCGCAGCAGGTCGAAGGTCAGGCAGACCCGAAGCAGCAGGAATATATGATGAAGCTCGCGTTTCAGCGGCAGCACATGGAGATGAAGCTCGAAGAGATGGCCCGGACCGCCGAACTGAAAATGAACATCGAGATGATGAAGGCGAGTCAGGACGCGGCTTTGACCGATGCCAAAGCCAAAGCGGCCCTTTCTCCTTTTGCTGCAATGAACTCTCGCCCCACGCCCTGATCCATGGAAAACCCTTTTGCCGTCAACGCCGATCTCCAACCCAAACTCGCCGAGTGGTTCTCCGGGCAAGCCAACACGACGTGGCTCCAAGCCATGCTGGACACCCCGCAAGGGCACCTCTTGATCGAGGTGCTCCGCGAGTCCGCCCTTCCGGCCGAGTCGGATCTTCACGGGACTGGTGACGAGAGCTACCTCGCCCGTCTCGCGATTGCACATGCGAAGCAGGTCGGGGTGCGCAACTGTGTCGAGACCCTCGTCTCCCTCCGGCACCCGTCTGTGACGCCGACCGAAGTCTCCCAACCATGGGAGAAGGAAGAATAATTTTCTATGAAAACTGCCCCCGAAGCCCCCGCCACAACTGATGCACCGGTGACTCTGTCTCCGGAAGCCCCCAAGTCCGCTCTCGCCGGTGACCTTGCTTCCAAGCTCGGTGCCTTGTTCGAGCCTGCCACGGAATCCGATCCGCCGGTCACCCCTCCGGTCGTCGAAAAGAAAACGGAGCCCAAGAGCGAGAAGGGCACCCCGCCTGTTACCGACCCTCCGGCGGACGAGACCACTCCCGACGACAAACCCATCACGCTCGACTCCCTCATCCTCGACGTCGAGGACGCATCCGTCGTGAGCCCCGATGACGAGGATGAGATCCCGGCATTCGTGAAAGGTGAGGAGGCGATTACGACCTGGAAGGGACTCAAGCAGGCCGAGAAAGCGGCGAGGCAGGAAGCGGAAACGCTCAAGGCGGAGATTGCCGCGCTCAAGTCCGCGACTCCCGAAGCCACGACCCAGGAACTCGAAACGCTTCGCAACCGGGTCGCCGAGCAGGAGAAAGCTCTCCTTGCCGCCCGCGTCGAAGAGTCGCAGGAATACCGGGCCGCGGTGACCGAGCCCCTGCAACGGATCGAGAAGGAGATCGTCGACCTCGTCGGCACCCCGGAACTTGCCAATGCTGTCTTTGACGGAATGATCACCACCGACCTTCGCGCTCGCGCCGAGAAGATCTCCGATGCCTTGACCGACCTCCCCCCGATGGCGCAGGCGCACATCTACGCGCTCATCAAGGACTACGACAAGGTCATGGGGCAGCGGGAGACGATCCGCCAGAAAGCCGTCGAGGCCAAGGCGGAGATCGATCGTGCGAACCTGACCAGGCAGTCCGAAGAAACCGCCGAGCAGAAGAAGCAGCGGGAAGCGGCGACTACCAAGATCTGGGACAATCTCACCCGCACCCTCCCCTTCATGGTGGGTGAAGACGGCGAAGTCCTCCCCGAGTTCGCGACCGCTCTGGTCAAAGCCAAAGAGGGGGACATCACCCGGGCCGGTCTCGCCACCCAAGCCTTCGCTCCGATCGCCATCCATCTCGTCCCCCAGTTGGCCGAGATGCTCAAGCGCAAGGAGGGGGAAGTGGCGACGCTCACCAAGCAGATCTCCCGCTTGACCGGGTCCAGTCCCTCCTCGGCCGCGCCGAAGGAGCGGGGCGCGTCCGAGACCGAGAAGAAACCCCTGCCGAAGGGAGGTCTCGCCTCCCGTCTGGTGGAGCAACTCCAACAGCAGGGGATCACCAACGGGTGATACGACAAAATTTGTAGCTTGTTTTTGACCTTGACGCACGTCGCCCTTGAAGTAGGGTGACGTGCGTTTCTGCTTTTCCGCGCAATGAAAAGCACAGGAGTTCGGTCTGTCATCCGGGCGTTCAGCAGTTCTACTCCTGATCTGACGGTCACACGCGTGACCGTCGGGATTTGCCGAGCGCCCCACTCCACGAGGATTTGGGATACCGCAAGGCCCAACCAACTCGTGAAAGAAATAAGCTCATGGCAGCACCAGACATCGACAACCTCCTCACCGTGGAGTCCGGCCGTATCGGCGAAGACATCTACGCACGCACCATGCACCGGTCCATCTGGCTCGACATGGTGGAAAAAGGCACCTGGCCCGACGGCATGGGGCAAACCATCTCCGTCCTCGTCTACGAGAACTCCGTTCCTGCCTCGCCCACGGCGTGGTCCACGGTCTCGTTCAACAGCGGCAGTGGAAACTCCTGCGTTCCGGAAGCGGATCAGATCGAGTTCGCGCAAACGCTTCGCACCTACAACCTCGCCCAGAAGGCGTTGGAAGGTCCGAAGATCTGCGTCAACGATCTCCGCTTCACCTTCCAGGCGCAGAAGCAGCTTGAAAACTGTTTCTCGATCCTCGCGAACAACACCCACGAACTGCTCGCCAACCGGCACCGCGACGAATACGTCCGCCTCGCCGGGCACAAGGTGATCTGCACCGACGGGTATCCCGAGGCGTCCGCTTCGTTCCCGCTCACCGAGCCCACCAGCCGCCTCACCAGCGGTGCGCTCAAGCGCGTCTACCTCCGTCTCAACCGTGACGGGGCTCACCGTGACGGGGGCGCGGTTGCCATGGAAGACGGGGCTCCCGTCTACGTGGCGATCATGTCGCCCGAGACCGATGAGGCGATCATCGAGCAGGATTACCAAATCCGCGAGGACTTCCGCAACACTGACCGTGCGCCGGAGCTTCTTCGTGCACTCGGCATCAAGCGGTCCTACAAGGGCTTCTACCACGTCATCGACCACGAGGCTCCTCGCTACGATTTCTCGGGCGGGGCGTGGGTGCGCCGGAGCTACTACGATCTGGAATCCACGACCAAGGGGGACCGTGCGGTGTTGAACGCCGACTACGAGAGCGCCGAGTTCGAGGATACCATCATCTTCCTGCCCTCGGTCTACAAGACCCTCGTCCCGGCTCCGATCTCGAATCCCGGTGGCAACACCGAGTTCGAGCCCCAGACCTACATGGGCGACTGGAAGTGGCTCAACATCCAGGACCGCATCGACAACCCGGACCGCTCGTGGGGCAACTTCCGCGGGCTGTTCGCAAACGGTTCCGAGCCGATCCACCCCGAGTTCGGTTGGGTCATCCGCCACCTCCGTCCCAACATCGCGCAGGTGTTCGTCGATGCCGACGGCAACACCGTCGAGGCTGCGTAATCATGCCGCCTGTCCCCTTTCTTCGGGGGCGAAGAAAAACAGCAGCGCCGGGGGTTCTTTCGAGAACCCCCGGCAACCCTTTTCCAAATCATGTCACGTGTCCTTCGGCTCCAAATCGACTCGGGAAAAAACGGCGGTCAATTCTTGATCGATGCCGAAACCCGCAAGACCCCTTATCTGGCCGATGGACTGGCGCTCACCGTGCGCCTCGGGGTCTTTTCCTTTGATCAACCGCGTGACCTCGGCGACTTCGATTCGCTGACTCTTTCCATTTTTTCTTCCCAGTATCCGGTCGACGACACCTCCCTTGTGAGTGACGACGTCCTGGCTGCGAGCATCACCCCGCTCATCACGCTCTCCGGGTGGAACAACCGGATCACCCACAACGCCGAGTGGAACTTCTCTGCGCCGACGATGAGCATCATCACCGGCGACGCCGTCGAGCAGGATTTCTGGATGGTGGTCACCGGGACCGAGGGTTCCGCGGTCACCGTGCTCGCTTCGGGCAAGATCCGCCTCTTCGCCAGCAACAGCGTCGTCCGCGCCCGGATCGGATTCCGGGAGGACTGGACCACGGCGACCGTCTATGCCTATGCCGATGTGGTCAAGTCCGCGGCGGGAAACCAATACATCGCCAAGACCGGGCACACTTCCGGCGCGTCTACGGAGCCCGGTGTCGGGGCCGATTGGGAAGACGTGTGGAATCCTTTCCTTGAACGAGGACCCACTGGGGGAACCGGGCCAACCGGGGTCGGCACGACCGGCCCCACCGGACCATCAGGAGGCCCTACTGGTCCGACTGGGCCAACCGGGGAGAGTGTCACTGGGGCTACCGGAGCAACGGGACCGACCGGGGCGGACTCTACTGTTACGGGACCCACGGGACCGACCGGCGCGACAGGCGCAAGTATCACCGGACCAACTGGCCCAACAGGCGCGACCGGAGCAGATTCCACCGTGGCGGGGCCGACTGGCCCGACGGGACCCACGGGGACAACCGGAGCCAATTCCACCGTTCCCGGTCCGACCGGGCCCCAATGGGCGAATTGGCTGGACGCGTGGAGTTCTGCGATCACCTATGTTGTCGGGGATGTGGTTTCCAATCCGACCCCCGGGCCTTTGTGGATTTGCATCGAGGGTCACCTATACGCTCCGACTACGGTTGAGTCCGAGCCTGGCATTGGTGCGAATTACTTGACCTACTGGGATTCATTTTTGCCCGCTGGAGCTACCGGTCCGACCGGGGCAACGGGCGCAACGGGAGCAGGAATCACCGGCGCAACCGGTCCGACTGGCGCTACCGGAGCCGACTCAACTGTTGCAGGGCCGA